CGTAATAATGAGGCGAGTTTTTGTCTTTGTAAGAAAACCACTTCCATTGATTAAGCCACCCGTAATCTTCATCATCGACAATCGCAAATTTACCCTGCGTTAATGGGATTAGTTTTGGCATGATTTTTCCTTTACCTGCCACGTCATCGGCTTCGGCCCTTTTGGTTTAGATTCTTTTACGTATACGAACATGCCCTTCAAGAACAGACGATAGATTATATGTCCCTGCAAATTCATCACAAAAGCTGCAGGACGTGGTTTATCAAATGTAGTTCCCGGCACAGTAACGCTTTGCCGCATCTGCGCTGCCGCTTCTAATTCCTTAAGCGTGTTTATCTTCTGGCCAATCATGACAAGCCCTCAGTCGCCGCCCTAACAACATCCACTAACGTCGCCGGACGGTCATTCTCCGGCTCGGGCCTGCAAGCTTCGCAATACAGCAGCCCATCCTCCGGATCTTCCTTTACACAGCCCTTGCAGCCTAAGCTTGCGCAGATGTCACAAACTTCAGCGCAGCCATGATGAATCCGTGCATCGCAGGCCTCGCATTTATCAAGCTCGTAATCGTAGACAACGCCGCCGCACGCTTCGCAGCTTCCGACTTCAACGGGGATTTTTGGTGTATAACCGCAATTGAACCTATCCAGATTTGCGCTCATGGTTTTCTCTCTTTCTGAAATTTTGTTATCCCCCCTTAATAAGCGTGACTACCTTAGCCACGCCATAGACAACCGCACAGGCTATTGTCACGACAAGCATAATGGCGTAACAGCCTGCCAGTTCTTCCTGATACTTATCTGAGTATTTGCCTTCGCGTTTGAGTTCTTCTTCCGTCATGGCTAACTCTCCGACTTTGTTACAACAACATTCCGAACGCCCCATTCCAGAGCGGCCTTATGAGTATGAAAAAAAACATCAAGGCGGCCGGAAGTAATCGCCCCGCCCCTGTCCAGCACCTTGACGGGCTTTCCGTTGTTGTATCCCGGAACAGTCAGCAAAGTGCCGAATGGAATATCTTTAGGAGCCGCAACGAAAACATCGCCCTGCCTGATTTTGTGTCCGCTTGCCGTAACGCCATCGGCATATTTTCCGCAGCATTTAGTCAGGTGCAGGGACAATATGCGGTTACTCTAAATACTTGAGTAATGCACTTCTGTCCCTGCACTTGCCCTTTCTTGGTTTCTTCGCCTTGAGGCAACTCGCTTCTTAATGGCTGCTGGACTGTCTTTGGGGTGTGCCCCATTGAATAAGTCATTATGATATTTAACATGAGCAGAATTACTGTCAAACAAGATAAGGTTGTCCACCCTATTGTCCGCTCTCTTGCCGTTCTTGTGATGTACACTTTCTATCCCTTTCAATTTACGCCCCAAGATTTGCTCCATAACCAAACGGTGTTTGAGTTGATACTTTTTAGCGGCGACTTTTGTATACACATACCCTTTTTGATTGACATATTCAGCGCCTATTCTGAGCCGAGCAGCATAGCAGCATTGATTCGAGCAGTATTTTTTTCGTGCCGATTTTCTGGCTGGGCGCAGAAAGCCTTTTCCACAAAAAGCGCATTTGATTCGCACCTGCTTTGCTTTGTGATCAATCTGATAGCATGGCTGGCTGCAATAACGAGGACGCCGATAATTATTTTCCTTCGGAATAATTGCGCCGCATATCTTGCACAAATATACATCTTTCATCTTTCGTCCCATTCAAAATAATTCGGGTCCAAGTCGGTGCAGGAAAAAGACTCCGGCGAATTGACCACGCTGGCCAACGGAATTGTCTCGCCGGAATCCTTGGCATGAACGTTCTCAAGATACCAGACGTGAGACGCGAAACCGATTACCGTGCTGGCAATAACTGTTAGGGTGAATTTGATTATATCTTTCATCTTCTATCTCCTAAGAAATTCCCAGCCCCCGCCCTCATGGGCAGAGGGGCTGAGATAAAAGATTCACAAGAAAAAGGTGCCGGGGCCGTCCTTTGGCCCTTCCGAACGCTGCCTCCAACAGATTGCTGATCGGCACCAATACTATGCAGTTCGTATAAGATGATTGCGGCCGGGTCCTGGAGGAGGAAGAGTATAAAAAGCGGATGGAGCCCGGCCATTTTTATATGCCGAATGACAAAAAAGTGTCAAGAAATGGCTTGACGATGTGAATTTCTGTCTTTAATATCGGCATTGCGTTAGTAAAAACAAGGTTTTTCGGGGCAACTGTTTGCTTCCCAAGCTGAATGTCGTGGGTTCGAATCCCATCGCCCGCTTATGATTTAAGCGACGGATATTCAAAGACTTACGGCATCCATGTGGCGCAAAGTGTCTGTGCTTCGGATGAACCTGTCAAAAAAATGTCAAGATTTCTGTCAAGGTTGTGTCAAAGATGGCTTCATTAGGCTACGTTAAAGACCTTTGCAGGTGGCGGGTGCGATGGCGCGCTACTAATCGAAATACTCATTACATTTTCAGCGGGTCCCATGTCTTTATGGAAAAGGCCCAAGCCGTTGCATTTTACGCAGAAATCGAGGCACAGGAAAAGCTCATCAGATCCGGTGACGTCATATCTTCGGAATCGGTTGCGACAGTTTGCGAAAAATTCTACCGACATATTAAACGGCATACACTTCGAACACAGGGGCATTATCGAATGGTCATGGCACGGTTCCTTGGTTCTCTGCCTAAAAGCGTTCTGCGTATTCAGCAGGTCGAGGCGGTGCATATCAATGAATATCTCTACCAACTCCGCGACCAGGGAAATATTAACCGGACCTTAAACGCACACCTGACGGCGATCAAATCGTTCTGCAGGTTCTATGCCGGCCGGTACAAAATCGCCAATCCCGCAGCCGAAGTCAAAATGCTGGCCGAAGAACCTCCCGATAGCCGCTTTCTGTCGCCCGATGAATTCGATGCGATTATCACAAACGCATCGCCATTGGCCCGGGACAGGCTTTTATTCCTGGCACATACGGGATTGCGGGCGACGGAATTCTACGAAATGCGTCCGGCTTCTATCAGTGCCGACCTATCGACACTGACGATTACCGGCAAGGGTCGTAAGCGGCGGTCGATCCCGCTGAATAAAACGGCCAGGGAAATCCTGCCGCGGATCAAGCCGGCCACGCCGAATGCCCTGCTGCTGATGTGCTACCGGGTTGCGGCGAAAGCCGAAATTCCACAGTTCGGACCGCACGCTATGCGCCATTGGTTCGCGACGCAGTTGCTGCTCAAGGGTGTACTAATAGCGATTGTCTCAAAGATGCTCGGCCATGCCTCAATTCGTACAACCGAACAGACCTACGCTCATATCCTCCGCGCAGACCTTGCTAATGCCACCGATGTTCTTGACTCTATGGACTTGTAAAAGAACATATTCTTAATCCGAATCCGCCGGGCCGTCGCCTTGGCGAACTGACTCCGGTCCTTGATTCGTTTCAATTTCCAATAAAGTCAAATCCAGCTTGCCCGTCAAAATCATCGATATGGCGTAAGCAGCGCCAAACCGCACTCCCTTAATGAACGGCGTTACCTCGGATGGCAGGTCTACGTGATCGTAGATTAACTCCTGCAGCGGGCCTTCAAGGAAATCATCGTCAACGAGCTGCCTGCTCAAAGCTGCTATGCCTGCGATTACCGCTGCTCTATGTGTCTGGATTAGCTTTTCTGAGTCCATTATTACATACCACCGTATCTTTTGATCTGTCTATCAAAACTGCTTTTCCTGATTTCCTGCAAATTCAACGCCCCTCTCAAGATAAGCTCCATGGCCATCACAAAGCCGTCCACATAACCATAAATATACATATCAGTTAAGTCTAAGTCGCCGTCTGGCGAAGATACTTCATCAACTAATTCCCTAAAGCCCTTTGCGATATTTAACGAATTCCTACGCATGTAATCCCTCGCCACATTCTCGCAGGCTTCCTGCCGTGTCTTTGCGAAAACAGAGTTGTCTATGCGTGTTTCGTCCATTATTGAGTTACCCCTGCCGTAGTATGTAATTCGGGAGTTCCTTCATCAGATGCCACGCCACGGCCACGCTGTTGCGACAGATTCAATTCTATGGCCTGTTCCTTGCTTCTTATCCCGTTCGTTGATTCTACGGCTGAAAAACGTTCACCAATGGCCTTCTTGGAAATTCTACGGCCTGGCCGATATAGCCAAAGCGGGCAACCAAGATCGGTACAGAGTTTCACTTCTTCCCGTGCGTAGCCGACGCACTCATAACAGAAACTCTTGACAGCCGCCGCCATGCTCTTACGACCAACCGCCTTGGTATATATCCGGCGTTGACTTTCCGGTATCTGGGCCAGCCGGTCCGCTATCTGCTCTTGTCGGCTTTTAGATCTTTCAGGTTGTTTTTGCGTAATATTCATATCGCCCTTGCCGCTTCCACTTTTTCTTCCTGCCCTACCCACCATTTCTCAATATCGCTATCAGAGATAACAAGATGGTCCCGTTCTTTGGCGACAAACGCCCGCTTGAACTCCTGATGATGAGCCTGGGCTTCTTCCTGTGCCTCTTCCAACGAGAGCTTATAGCTGAGGAACCAATGTATTAGGATCGAATAAGCCAGATCAGCAGGGCCTGAGCCGTCATAACCCATTTCAAAACCCGTAGGACTGTGCAGCACGAAATGATGCAGCGGGAAATACTCGGAGTCGGTATCCTCGTGCTCGATCCTGACCGTAGCGATCACATCGCCGTCCTGCCTTTTAGCTTCATAAGTCCACTTTTTCATCTTGATTTCCTCGCAAATAAAAGAGCGGGCAGACCGCGAACCGGCAAAGGTATGCTTTTTATCCGCCCGCCCCGCTGTCGATTGTTTTGATTTCTATGAATTTTCGCATGACAAAGACGGCAAACAGGAATCACATCAAAAAAATGTTCGGGTGAATAACCTAAGTAATGATGATATTCTTTGGCATGTTCACCACAAAAGCATCTGTATTTATCAGGTTTCTGAATCTTTCCGAGAGGTATATATCGGTTCAAAGCGTTGTGTGCAGCTATTTTTTGAGGATAACGTTTTCTATATCTTATTTGATGCTGTGAATTTATTTTTTTATATTTTTTGGTTTGGCGATACAACTTGCGTATTTTTTTGTGTCGTTCAGTTTGGCTATATTGTTTATCTATTAGCCTTGTACAACTTTTGCACCAAGATCGGTAGCCGTCTTTTCTCGCAGAATCTCCATTAAACTCTGAAAGTTTTTTGCTTTGTTTGCATTTAGAGCATTGTTTAAACTGAGTATTATCAAATAGGGGACAGACGGAGCGACCGGCAAAGGAAGCTTTTTGAGCCGTCTGCCCTGAATTAATTTGTTTGACTGCCGGTCGCATATTTTAGCTCCACTATTTATTTGTTAAGATGGAGAAGATTTATCTTGACATTCTTTGTTAAAGTTGGTAACTTGCTCGATAGCAGCACGGAGGCCCCCAGACAACGTTTGATGACCACGGACTGCCATCCATTTTTCAAACGCTGCCCACATTTTCACGGATGTTCTAACTTTGGTTGCTTTCGTCACCTGAGTTTCGGTTGCTTCGTTTACCATGCCGAATTTCTCCTAATCAATGTACGTCTGTATTATCGACAAATTATGAGCATTTGTCAAGACTATTTTAGGAAAATATTAGGAAAATTTTACTTATATTTTACCCTTATTTTCCTAATTGCTTATAGTTGCGAGGGTTATAGAATGAGGGTGATGATGAAAAATATAGAAAAAATTAAGACTGGGTGGCCGATTCCAGAGACGGTCAAAGAGAGTTTTGTTGAGTTTTGTGCGCATGTCGGCGCTATTGCTCAAGAAGATTGTGCCGGAGCCTTGCTTCTTTGGCAGCACTTGCCGTCACAACTAAGAGAGGTGGCTAAACTGGATGCAAAGGGATCGCCGGTTGTCGAATCTGATTTTTGGGAAGGATTGAAAGATGGCCTTGAAGTATCAATTCAAGCCCTGATCGAAAGCCAGAAACAAACGAAGCAGAAAAAAACCTCAAAAGCCAGCTGATTTGCTGTATTTCTCGCTCTTTGGCGAAGTCAATAGTACGGACCGGCGATTCTTTTTTCATCGGTTCCTCCTAAAAGTTAAGTGTTCGTTAAACCTAACTATTAGGTGCGGTATTATATAGTGTCGCCGGAGTTACGCTAAGTAACGAAAAATGTTGAGTAGATGGTAAGATGTCAATTAGATTTAAGGAGAGGTAAAATGGAGGCATTGATTCCCTACGGTCTTGCAATTTTTCTCATTGTACTCGTTCAGGCGGTAATAATACGTTGGATATTCAGGATCGATACGCAGATTCGACTGCTGACGGAGATCAGAGACCAACTTCTGCATCATAATAAAGCAAATGCCGCGGCAAGAACCCAGGAATACTATGCGAAAGAAGCACAAAAATAATCAATAGAAAATAGTAAAAAAAAGGCCCGATGCTCTACCCGGGCAATCGGGCCTTAGAAAGAAATCTATAGAATGGCCAAATTACGAAATGGCAATCCGGACGTCAAGAAATTAAAAGAAGAATTTGACGAAAAATTAAAAAAGCCCGATTCGCCAACCACAACGAATCGGGCAAAAACGGAATTAAGATAATGAAAAAAATAAACGGAGTTAAGAAAAGTGTCAAGGAAGAAATCGAAGAATTTGACGAAAAGTGTGCTTGGGACAAAACTGTAAAAAGAGGCCCGACTCTCTCTCAAAAAAATCGGACCTTAAATTTGGAAAGGACTCCAAACGATGGCTAAATTACGCAAAAACGTTTTGAACGTCAAGAAAGAAATTGAAGAATTTGACGAAAGAGTACGCAAGCAGAATCAAAGAAGAGGTCCGTGGAAAGATTCAATCAAAGACCTGCCGCCGGAAGAGCAGGATAAGGTAGTTGCTAAGCGGCTATTAGGGAAGGTCATTAAGCCAAAGCAAAAGAAGAAAAGTTAAGGGAATTAGCCATAGTTGCTTGCGGAGATGAATAATGGACAATGAGTCCATACTCAATGCCTTGAACGAATCTGTTGACGCCCTTGGCGATATCCCTGCCGAGGACGCGACAGAGCAGCAGCGGGAAGCATATAGTGTGTGCATGGAGGTGCGAGACGAAATGATCGAAGAAGATTGATAATGCGAAAGGAGAGGAAAAATGCGATGGATATTGTTTCTCTTGGCCGCCCTGGCCTTTATTGGAGGCGCCGCCACTTATTTGGTTTCAGGACCGACCGGCTTTGTTATATTTGCGATTCTTTTCTCGGGCGCTGCGATCGTAGATGCAATAGTGAGCTTACAACAAGAGATCCGCAAGATAACCGGCCCCGCCGAAGAGCTTGAAAAGCTGAAAGAGAAAGTTAGAATGGATTCCAGCACATTCGGGATCCGGCCAAATGCAAAATAGTCAATGGAGGTTAGAATGAAAGTGATAATCCTGTCAACGATGTTATTGGGAGTCATGCTTGTTGCAGGTTGCTCATCAGTACAATCGAGGGTGATTTTTCGCGACAAAACAATAGCCGTAGGGCAGTCGAATGACTCGGTCGAAAGTCTTCTCGGCCAGCCTGACTGGGCGGTAAATGCACGGCTCGATAGTTCGTCTTTGAAGGTTAAAAAAATAGATCCATGGATTTATCCCGGCCGTTTTACTATTGAATGGGTCTATTGGGATAATCCTGAATCTCTTTTGCTATGGCTGGAAGGTAACGCCGTGCAAGGCATTTGGTTAGCAGAGACTTCTCGTATTAAGTAGCCGACCCAGGCGCCAGAATCAAATCCTAAGCACGCATCAGCCTCGTGGCGGTGCGATCTCGGGTCGAAGGTAGGTGTAGAGCGGACAGCGCCTCAAACTGCCCGCACCACCGGATAGAAAGGAATTTTAAGGATTGAGAAGCCAGGCTCGCCTGCTGAATCTACGGTTCAACAGCCTGCAACTCGCAATCTTCAAGCGTAATCGAATGGGTATCCGTGCACGATCTGTCCGTTATCAGGTCCCACGCGGCTATTACCTGCCTATTCGCGATTGTCCCGTTGTCATCAGTCAGTATTGCGTACCTCGCTCCATCGCCTGAATCCGGTATCGGCCCACCCGATGCCGTCCAGGCGAGGTCTTTTAGCTGAACAAGTGCCTTGTCGCCGGTATCATCCTCAGTCATTGTGTCGAAGTCGGTATCATTCGGCGTTAATTGGTATCCGCCCGTCGTGTATCCGTTGCCGACGGCGATTTCCGTAAGCTGACCAAGTGTATTTATATCTACCGTAGGCGCGACAGCACTTGTTACCAGGGCAACATAAAGATTAGTAGGCATCGCAACTCTGGGAAACGCCCAAGCCAGCAGCAAAAACTTACCTCTGTTTGTCCAGAGCATTTTTAAATCTCCTTTTTAGATCATGTTATATTTACGGTCGGATCCACTCCGGCCAATGCCATTTCTGCCGCGGCCGGTTCTGCTGGCACGATCACGGTCGGGTCAGCCCCGCTCATTGCCATCCCGGCTATCAGGTACTCATCATCGTATTCCGGATCGTCCACCGTATCGTCCCACCCTGTCGCCGGCGGCACACCGTACAGAGAATCCTTCATTCCGAATATGTCTTCTGCGCAGTCGAACGAAACCTCCCCGTCCGTCAGCGTCCCGTAATGAGGCGCAATCACGCGAACAACCATCGAGACGATGCCCAGCGGCGGCCAGGCCAGCTTGAACACATCGCCCTTCATCAGGTGCGACATCGTCCGCTTGCCCTTGATTTTCATAGTTGCCGGGAACGCCGATATCTGATGCTGGTCTCTTGCGGCAAGCCGGCCGGCCAGGTCATCATTAACAACGCCCGTATAATCGACGTTGTTTGGAATGAGCATTTCGTTCTGCGAGCTGACCAGGCCCATATCGTGGCACGGTATCGAAACCGGCAAATTGTCGATCATGTTCCAGTATTTCACATAAGTCACATCGGGCACCTTGTGGATAGTACCCCGCGAAAAATCCTCGACGGCGTTAATGTCCGTCTTGTCGAATTCTTCGAGATCCCCCAAAATGTAATCGTCCCGGATAAGTTTTATGTCAAGCATCCCTGTCGAATGGTCCTCGCGGATCACGGCGTTTATGTACCGCAGCACATCCTTCACATGATCCTCAAGCGACTGGTCGCCTTCCCATTTTATGCACAGTCCGAACCCCTCATCGTAAATCACATCCGCGGCAGCCTTCAAGGTGTCATCGTCGAATATCGCAGTCGAATACCCTAATCCCCATTCGGTGTCTGTATGGCATTCTCTCAGCCAGTGGATGGGATTTATCTCGTAATTCCTGATTGTCGCCTTCGCCGGATACCACTGCTCCTCGCCGGTCGTCAGGTGCGCCGTCCGCTTGATGAGGTACTTCCACCGCTTCGGCGATGTCGACAGGCCTACATATAACCGTCTCAATATCGCCGCGGTCAGGCCGCGATTACATGACACACCCGGGCCCTGAACGCTTTCGAGGTAGCTGTTGAGCGTCTGGGCCGGAAGGCCGTATTGAAAATCGACCGTCCCCGTAATACCGCCCCGGCCGGTGATATTCGCATTGTGCTCCTTAATGCCACCGTACAAATCCGGCAGGTTGATCGGGGCCGAGGCGGCGGCATCGGCGTTAAGAACCGTCTTGTCCGTACTGTCCGGCCAGACCACCAGGTCACCGACCTTGGTCTGCACGACGCCGTCATTAAAGCCCTGTGTCAGAATATGATGGGCGCCGTAATAATACTTGTTTATGTATACGTATTGGCCGTCGGAATCGCTCAGGCGAATGCCAACCGGTTTGGTTTTTATATCGCCGGACCACGCGACAACCGGCGCCTCTTGCCAGCATGTCCCGGCTATAATCGGGAATTTCGTTCCCTCTCGAATCTCCGGAAAATCAAAAGTGTCCGGCTCATACCTGATGTCCTTCGGATCTTTTTTGGTCAGTTGGAAGATGCCGTAAGATAAACCCACAGCTATAGCTATCTGAACAAAATACCAAAAAATCGTTACAAACATAATTCTCTCAGTAAATCAAATCGCCCGCGTAAATATTCTTCGCCGGCAGAAATTCCTGGCCGCCGTAATTTGGCATATTAGAATACCCATCACAAGCTGTCGGTGTATGTTCGCAGCCAGGGTAGGCCGTCAAAGCGTCACCGGCGGCGACGGCCGAGCCAAATGGCCGGTTTATAGTTATAGTGATCCCCGTATGCGAAACTATGGTCCGGCCGGCCGAGCCGACCACGATCTCGCCGCCGTGACCAAAATCGTAAGCGCTGGCCCCGAACTCCGTCGCCGTGATAGTGATCCCATCTATCGTATCGATCGTATCGATGATCTTGTACGCTTCTTTGTTGAGACCGCAGCGGTATCCGAACAGCTTGTGCCCGCAGAGCCTCATACACCGCCTGCGTCCGCCGACGAAAGGCAGGTCCGAACTTCGCGGCTCGAAATAACACGTGGGCACGGCATTGCCGTCGAATTTCACGTTAGTCAAAAACCCCCTGAAACAAGTTGTAAAAAATGTGCCGTGGCCCCTGTAGCTTGTCAGTATCACTTCCTCTTCCGGCACGCCTGGAACGCAAATCAGGCCAAGTGCGTGACCTTTCGGCAATTTCAACTCGACGCCGTCCTTCGGTATTTCGCCCGTCTGCCCTATTTCACTTTGCTCGCACGGCGCCCATTCGTAGGTATGCCCGCCGTAATCTTTGTCCTCACCACCGCTTGTCAATCGCCAGTGGGTAAGCCCCATAGCAATATCGTACAGCTCTACCGGCCTGCCTTCCGCTGCGGATTGCTCGTAATCTTCGTAAGTCATGCCTTCGTCGCCTGTAGCTGCGTATCGCAGACCAGCTCATGCGCCCCATTCCAAACAAACTCGATCTCATCGCCGGCCAGTCTCATCTTGTCCAGCCAGGATATCACGCAATCTCCCGGCTCCACCGCTATATCCAGGTCGCTGTCGATCGATATGATTTCCACCGCCCCCGATTTGACTATCCCCGTGACCTCCCTGTAAAGCTGCGTACCGTCCGGGAATATGAAGGCGATATCTGTCCGCAAATCATTGACGCCCATATTGTCGGCAAGGCCGATGTTCTCGATGTTGAAGTCCGTATCGGCCGCCCCGAACCCTTCCGCCAGGACTATATCTTCCTTGTGCGTCGCCACGTAAAACGTTCCCTGCTGCCCGAGCAGCGAGTGAATGAATTTCCGGAAATCCCAGCAAGCGGCCTTCGTGTCCTTGTAAAATAAATGAGACTGAATTCCGATATTGAAATCGCTGTCCGAAAAGAAGTCAAAATCCCCCGCCTTATAGTCCTGCAGGTAAGCATCGGCGTCGGACGATTTGCTTTGAGTCGGATCGATCGCCGTCGCTTCCGTAAGAACCGGCAGGCCCTTGTAGGTAGTCGCCGGCGTGAAGCCCGTCAATAGTATATTGTCCTTGACGGCAAACGAAAAATTGGGGATGGCAAGCCCCGTCGAATGTCCCTTGCGTTTGCTCGAAGCGTCCATCTGGGCGGTCCGCACCGGCATTATGAGCTTACTGCCCGTAAACGTATTCTGTACCGGATTTGCCAGCGTAAGGCTTCCCTCGGCAACAGAATCAACCTGGACAACTTCGCAACTGTCCTCAGACTGCCAGATAGCGGCCAGGCTATCGTCCCGGAAGTCGGCATTTGTCGTATCGACCGTGATAGCCATATCGGTAGCATTGATCGCCCCGGTATGCACAACCAGCTCCGGCCACACAGGAAGCCCGAAAGATCGTTTCTGCCATGAGAACAGCATGGCATCGAGTCTCGCCTGCTGCTTTTCGCTCTCCATCATAACGGGGAACTTGAAGCCCTGCCGCGGCACCGGCCTGGTAGAAATCCTCTGCTCGGAACCGTCCCTTGCTACAATAACGTCCGTAAGGAAGGCCAGGGTTTCTTTTACCGGCTGCTGAGGCCTCCACGGAAACAATATCACCCTTGTCCCGGACAACAAAACAATACAATCGTTCGCATCCGTAAAGTCGAACGTGATCGAGCCCTCGAATGTCGGGCTGCCCTCGAACGGCGCCTCTATCGTGAACGTAGTGTATTCGAGCGCGGCAAGATTGAATGGCGTCGCCAGTCCCGTCAAATCCCATTCATCGCCGTTTACCTCAACGATATCCGAACAGGTCTTTTGAACGAAGTAAGCGTTCCAAACAATAATCTCATCGGTTATCAGGGTGACTATTGCTCCGAAATGCAGCGTAGCAGGCATAACGTGGATCCGGTAATAGTAATCATCGAGAAACGTATCGACCTTCGTGCCGGTCCGGGACCGCTCAATCTGCTCTACGGGCAGGTAATTATGCCATGCACTTTCACCGAGCGGAATTACCGATTCCAAAGCACCGATATCGACCGGGCTGACTACGGTATTGTCGATAATCGTTGCCGAACAGCGCAGCGTGTCCTCGACAAAAATACTCGGTTCCAATATTCCTGTAAATGCCGGCATTAGACTACTTTCTTAAATGCAAAACCGCAGTACATAAGTCCCGGATCGCCCTCCAGACCGTCGGCATGAAAAACTGTCCACGTCTCGGCGCCGTAGGTCAGTTCCTCGGCAGGACCGTAGTTTGTAACATTCAGAAACCGCACGCCGGAAGGCCAGCCGATAAGAGAGTAATTGTCATCATCTCGTTTTAGTAAAGTATATATCGGGCACATTGCCGCCATTGCGTTATAAGTACTTGGTGCGTGTGTCCAGAAAAATGAGCATAAACCACGAAGCGAATAATTAGATACAGCTTGCTGACTTGCCACACCCGGGAACATTATATCTGGCTCGGCTATACCCCTTGCCACTCGCCAGCTTGCCACGCCGTCAACGTCAACGTAAACGGCCCCTTTGATGTATCCACCTTCTGCTGCTGAAAAATAGTCTGGAGAGTAGTGAATATAAGTGCTGCTCCACTCGTAATATGGACGGTATGACGCAAGCGAAGCAGAGAAAAACTGTCCGCCGGTAATCGTTCCCTGTTTTTCCAGCAGTCCGAACGACATGAACTGGAATTTACCTGCCGTCACCTCTATCGCGATATTGACGGTATCGTCTATCGTAAAGAAATAGTAAGCCGGGATAGCTGTCGTCGACATCGGCGACATAACCGACCCAAAAGATTCATCCGAATATGTTGGATGTCCGGGTTGCTGGTCCCATACATTCCCGACATCGTAGCCCGTCGAACCGTTTATGACTATCCCGGTAACAACGCCATTTGCATCGTTATCCGTATCCTCGCAAATTAAAGTACCTTTTTCCGCGATAGCCGAACGGAAATTAAAGTACATCACCGTCGCATCGGCCGCCGTCTTTTGAACGTGAAGCCTGTACCCGGCGCCGATCGCCGCGAACAAATTGACCGTCCAGCCGTCGGCTAAAAGAAATATTCTCAGTTTGTCCAGCAAATCGTTCGGACCCGTACTTACACCCGCTTCGTATGACATGATATCACTCCAGTTTCAAGGCCCAAAAATTAGCAGCATCTGCATTTGGTATAATCGGGAATGCCACATAAGTATCGCCGTTTATTGCAAAGGTGTCCTCAGCAGCTATCCCACCAAATCCTTTAACGGCAAAGACTCCCTGCATCTCGCCGAAAATATGCTTGTTCGGTGAATTACACATTATCACTGTTGGGAATATCGGGTATGTTCCGTCGACATTCTCTCGTAGTAAAGTACTGAACTGGTGGTACGGCGCATTGTCATTATATTGATAATAAGATGATGTATAAGGCCATACGATATTCGTAGTGACCATTCTGGATATCCGGTTCCAGCTTGTCCCCTGCAATATTTTTAAGGTTCCAGCTTCGGAAGTGGGGTCAAAAGTTAGATTCGTACACACTCCGGCAGTTCCGAATGGGCTGGGGAATCCTCTGTGACTTGTCACAATAGAACTGTATCTGTTATCTTCCGCCGTTGCGTATGGACACGCCGCACCACCAACAACCATAGGATACGGAAACTGTGTCGGCAGGCCGTAAGGCAGTGCGAAACCGAGATATAATGCCTCGTAAACGCCGGAAACCTTCGCGACCACGATAAACCGCCGGCCGTTGGCAACGCACCAATATTGAATCTTGTTCTGCCACAGCAGTAATCGAGCCATCCTGCCCTGCGTCAGGCCAGGCATGTATTGCAATTCCGTATCCGTATAGCCCGTCATTCCCGCTATCCGCCAGTTGTAATAATCGTCGCCCGCGCTCTCGACCGTCTGAATGGCCGAGTAAATCTCATCCGTCCCCGCCGTGCCCGGCCCCATTAGGATCAATTCGTAGCCGCCGGCGCCATCGTAATCGGTATCGTACCGCATGGCCGTATATAACTCGGTCGCACCCAAACCATCGGCCACGTCGAACGTGAACGAATCGGTAGCGACAAAAGCCGTATCGCCCGCGATGATCGTAAACGCGACTATCCCGTTATCGTATGGAGTCGCAACCGTCGCGGCCGCCTGTGCGCCGGATACCGAGCCTGTCACGGTGAAATTGGTTGCGCTCGTTGCGGTCAGCGTCCAGGTCTCATCCACCGGCGCTGCCCCGGCCCGCTCTGCTGAGACGTAGCCGTCCCCTGTATTGCCTCCACCTGCGGCGATGTTGTAGGCCTTCTTGGCATCGCACAGGAAGCCCTTGACCGCTATCAGTAAATTCTTATGACCGTCTGCGTATCCGATTTTGAAAGCCATATCAATTTCACCTTAACAAATTCCGGTTACGGATTGCGTGTTGGATGAAAACTTTCTCGCCCTCTTTGCTTTTCATCGCCTCGATCTGCGCTTCTCTTTCGTTTTTGACGAACACGATCTTGACGGGCGTAGGGCTGACCGTAATGTTCGGCGTGCCTCCGGAAGCATCAAGGCCGAGACGCCCCCGATTTCTTCGCAAAGGAAAGAAGCCCAGCTCCGGCCCAGCCTCGCCGGCAACGCCAGTCTTGCCATCTGCTAACGGGAAATAAGTCGGGCGGTCAAGAACTTCACCGTTTGCCATAGGCACTAACCGGCCCCTGTCGAACACGTTGCCCATGGCGCTCGGGACCGGATTGCCAATATTTGCAAATCTTTGCTCTACTGGCAGTCCGGAACCTTGTATAGGTGCTGGTCCGAAAAGAGACCCAATGCCCGATACTGCACTCATCATTATCGCCCGGGCCATCATTTCAGAAGCCATCCGGCCGAACGCATTGCCGACGTCACTGAAAAAGCCCGTCATAGCATCCTTCCAGCTCGCACCCTGGGAAATCATACTGAAAAAGGCATTTCCCATAGAACCTTCAATCGATTGGGCGGTATCTGCGAACCTTTCGGAAATATACAAAGATGAATCCTCGAAATCCTCTTGCAGCTCGGCCCGATATACCTTCATCGCATCGAGACGTGAACGCTCCACGCTGCGGATCTCTTCATCGAGCATTTTGCTTGCTTCCCCGACAGCGCTTAGTGTGGCGGCGTTTTCGTCCCGATATATTTCGAGGCTCTTGATTCTCTCCATCCGTGTCAAATAATCCTGATTGCGAACGCTTTCAATGCCCTGCCGCGTATCCTCTATGACCCGCCTTTCAAGCTCCTGCCGTTCTTTAATGCCTTGCTCCGTTTGCTGGACTGGCGCCGATGGCCCGGCTGCCGGCCCTGCATAAGCCTCCTGCAGCCGCCTGTTCAATGCCGCTTCCTCCGATTCCGCCGGAAGCTGGCCCCTCATTTCCGGCTTGCCGCCGGGTATGTATTGCGTTTTGTGCTCCGGGAAACTTCTGTAAACAGCTTTATCGAAGCTATCTGCAAATATTCTTGCTGGAGCAAGATCTACTAACTTACTTAAGATACCAAGCGATTTCTTAGCTGCCGGCAACGCTATTTCAAAACCTTCCGCCATATTCTTAGTCCATCGCTTTGTTGCCTCATCGTTTTTATTGATTGCTACAAGCATATCTGACAGGACATCCATCACCGGGCCGCCCAAAGTCGTCTTGATTTCCGTCCAATTCGCATTGAGGCGTTTGACCTGGTTGGCGTAATCGTTCATCGACCTGACAGCATCGCCCTGGGCGTCGGTTGTGCCTTTCTGAATAAGCGAATACCGAAGCTGGACCTTCTCCAGATCCGTCAGGTCTTTATAAGCCTTGCCGAGATTTTGATTAAGGGCTTCCTGGGCAAGAGAAGTCTCGCTGATAATAATTCCGAATTTACGCACCGTCTCGTGGTTGCCTACGAGTGCCGATGTAAAGTCACGTATAACTTCCGCGTCAACCTTATTGCTGAAAGAGGCAACATCGACCGCAAGGGCTGTGAGATTCTTCGAAAGCTCCATAGCTTCTTTTCTCGCAAAACCCAACGGGACAAACAGATCCTGCAATCCCGCCATCCAATTCGCGACATCCTGAGTAGCCCTGCCGACCTTGTCTCCGAATTCCTCCGCCCATGCAGCCGCTTCTTTTGCGTTTTCTCGAAAAACGACATTAAACTTATTCATCGTCTCCTGTGCATCGGACGCCGAGTCGATGAATTTCTTGAGGGTATATATCGCGCCACCCGCACCGCCGAACATCAGGATACGCCTCATGGCGCTTGCGAAACCGCTCTCGATGGACTTGGTCGCTGTCCCAGCGCTGCGCTTCATCTTCCCCGTAGCCCTGTCGAACTCCGCAGCTCCCCGCGTCGCCCCTCTTGCATCAATCGCCGCTCTTAGTGTTGCCATACCAAATCAACCATTCATTATCCATTGCCGATATGTATTCGAAAAATTCTCTCGGTTTCCTCACTTCGTAGAGCCTTGCATATTCCATAATGTCACCGACGCTTAACGGGCAAGGTCCGTAGCCGTACTGCCTGCGTCCGTGCAGGGACCAGAATGCTCTCCACGTATCAATAAGGTCATCGTAAAGCTCCGGCATGTTTTCCCACGCCGGCGTAGGCTTGCCGGCTTTCGCTCTTTGCTCAAGAAACTTAACATCTTTGCCCCATTCGAGCTGCCATTTCAGGCAGCCAATCAGTTTTTTACCGCTTGCTCTTTCTGCTCTTCGAAGAACAAATTGATGGACGCGGAAACATCTATCACGAAGTCGTAAAAAATCACATTGGCCGGATCGCTGATAATCTCCAGAGCCTTTTCCGGCGTGTATTTGATCGTCTTGCCGTCGTCGTCCTCCATGCCCTTCCAGTCGCGGATCAAACAGTGCGCAATGGCCTGTTTCATCAGGCCCCTAAGCGTTTCCCCGTCAACAGTCCTTCGCCTTAACTGGCCCAGGACCGGCTCGCTGATTTTTTCGTAGTATTTATTGAATTCAAGGTTGTGCATACGCGCTATCTTGACCTCGATACCGGCCCCGAACTTATGCCATACCCCCTCAACGGACTTGTCGTTATCGAGCCTGAATTGCCTCAAACTGCCCATGACCGATCCCTTTCTTTCTTTGGTATTGAATCACTTCGCTAACCGGATTCGTTTTTCTTTCGGTCCTCTTGATATTTATAGCAACCAAATGGCTTGCCGATTATTCCTGATATAGTTAGACATGACTGACATGGCCTGTTGCTCCAGTGATGGGAGTCGTTTTGTATAATATCAAGAACTGCATCCATTAAAATATTGGATGCTGCTTTTATTATTTTTTTTGATTCGTCATCTGTCATTTTTTTACGCTGCGAACCGAACGATCCTGATTGTAATTTCTTCCGTGCTATCCATGAACGCCTGGAACGTGCAGGGCACTTTGAAATCGGCATCGTCCCCTTCTGAGGAATGCCTATAGGCGTCCGTTATCTTCAAGCCCGGCAGATCGAAAACGTAACCGTTGCCGTCGGCATCCTGAAATACCTTGGCAAGAGAAGTGTTATCGAAATCAAGATACTTATCATAAAGAGTGTTGCCTTCGTAGTAGGCCGTAAACGAACCCGAGACATTGATCTTGCCCGCTCCGAAGCTGAACGGTCCAAGCGTCCCGACCTTCAATCGTTCTCTCAGGTTGTTGGTTATCGTCAAAGAGCAATCGAGAACGTCGATAGCTGCCGCGTTTTCGTAAACTCCCTGAACGTGGTCGATGGAATTCAGGACGTCGTTATCGTTCGGATCCTCGTACCCGTCCCCGCCGCTTGCCGTCTCGGACGTCTCTATCTGGCCCATCACGCCGAAGCTGCCGGTGATAATACCGTTCGTCCCGACGGTGAGGGTCATCTGATTCAGCATACAGCCCTTGAACAACGCAAGCTCTTGTGTCAGGTCCGTATATGTACGCTCGAAGTTGAATGAGTTCTTTGCCACACCGTTGACGATAGAGCTGCCCTGCTTGATCGTGCGTGAGGATCCTTCCGCTTCCGTAACGAGGGTCCCGTAAACGATTACCTTCGCAGCCGTGGCCGATGCGACCTTGAAGTAGCCGTTATTTGCCACATAATCACCAGTCCATCCGGACGCCCTGATCCATTGATTTGCAACTATGCTCCCGAATCCGCTTCCTGAGTCATTGAAAGAACTGTCACCGCTTGCCACGCTAATTGTACTGGCAGTGACCGTGACCGGGGCCGTCCAGCCCGCTCCCGCCGTAGTAGTCCCGAGTGTCCCTCCGTTAAAGATATTGGTTACGGCTGCAAACGTTTCGGTAGTGGCAATCGAATTGCCGGCCAGACCGGGCAACATCGCCGTCAAAACAGCAATATCTGTGGCGAAGTCGTCAATTGTGACAGTCGGATGTAATGTCATGTTCGCGGCGTATCCGGTGCCGGGAACTCCGCCCAGGGTGATAGCGTTTACTATATTGGCCTGAGTATTCGCTGTTGCCGCCCCGACCTCGATATGGCCGTCGATATCGTCCAATGCGCCGTTGAGATCGAAGTAATACACCTTCGTGTCAACGGTCATCGTATCGCCATCTGCGCCGGCAGCCGTTGTTCCAAGAGTGACAGCATCGAAAAAGTTCAAGTCAGAATCGAAGGTCTCTGTTGTTGCTATCGTATCGCCGGCCACGCCTGTAGCTATGGCGGTAACGATAGAATCGTTTGCAGCAAATGCCCCCATTCTGACCAGGGGATGCGGAGTCACAGTTGCCGTGTAATATTCCATTCCCGCGGTCCCGGTACCATTGATCGTGGCGACCACGCTCGCTTGCGTAATCACTGCAGTTGTACCGATTTGAATATCATTGGCCTGGGTCATAATGGTTTTGAATCGATACTCGGTCGTGCCGATTGTCATTGTATCGCCATCGATGGGATTTACATCCAATGAGAGCAAGCCTTGCGATGAATTGCCGCCCGTGCAGTTCGTATCGATCGTCAGCGTTCCCTGAGCCTTGACGTTCGCAGACATTAAAACGCACGCCAGGAAATCATCGAAGCTGCCGTAGCTGAATTCATAATTAAGATCGCCCGACACAGCCACCCTTGTTCTCGACACGCCGACAATCTGTCTGTCGGGCCGGATCTCATTACTGTTGGCAATGTCCGTATCCTGCTTTAGGCTTTCCCCGGTCAGTCTCACCTTCTGCAAATTGCAGCCAGTCACCTGCTGGCCGAACGTGGATTCCTGAGCGTATGCCAGCAATACTCTTGAAATGTCACTTATAGTCATAATCATTCCCTTTCAGAGGATTTTGTTTTACCCAATATCATCGGCATAGAACGGGCAGTTGACGTTAATCTGCCATTCGTCGCCGTTCCTTCCAACTTTATATGAGTAGGGAGTTCTAAATGTTACTCCGCTATCAGTAACACAACGAAATGCAGATTCTATCGAATCGGCCAAATCCCATAATCCGCCGTCTCCCGCACCAACAGGGCAGAATATCTGGGCTGTCATAACGCCAGGAGTCCTGAACCTTTGCCCTGCCGGGTTGCCTATCGATTCTTGCGTAGTTTGTCCGGGGATTATCGTCAACCTGCACCATTGCACATTGTCCGGATTGTCGAGCTTCTGGTTGTCGTACTGAGTTGTCAGAGACAAGACGTCCGCCACCTGCGCCTTGAAGCGGCTGCGTATCGCGTTGGCAATTTCCGTCTTTGTCATTGCACCACCTTGAACATATTCCTAAGCTCTTCGATTGTCACCGCCAACATGCCTTCCGGGGCCTGCCCACTATGACCGTGCTCAAGTTCCTCGATGTAATCGATATTGTTCGAAATCCAGATCACTTGCATATCAGGGAGCCCGGCCAACGCAGCCAATCCCTTCGCAATCGTAGCGTCACCCTTTTTGTCTGTCTGATCAAACTTTCCTTCTGCAGGCTCGCCTATCGTCACCTGCCAGTTCCCCCGAGCGCGGCCGGTATCAACAGGGGTCTTTTGTACGAGCCTTCGAAGAGCCTCAAGCACAATCTTTTTCTGCAATAAAGTGACTTTGCCCGGAATGCTCCGTGCAAACTGTGTTATCTCTGAATTGAATTGTGCCAGGTTATTCGTCGTCACTTCTTGCGCTTCCTCTTTTTCTTTGCTTTTTTACCTTTATGGCAAGGCATTTTCTATCTCCTTAACTGGAACAAATACAGGCATATCCATTCGCCGCTGTATATCGGAGAGACCCGTATTATTGTCCAAATATCACTTCCGACCGTAACGCTCATTCCTTCGGCCGGGGTAAATTCGATGTCCTTTGCCGGGACTCCGGAAAGCATGTCGCCGGCCTTAATCAGATCGCCATCAACATACTTCAAATCAATCGAGTAAGGCGGTAAGACTTTGAGATTGTACTGCGTAGCGTCCCCAAGAACCCTTGTTCCGGTTGCCGGACTGTAGGTCTCGCCAGGGTAAACCCAAAAAGTGACAGTCTTGCCCAACTCGGCGATGATATCGAACACATCCTCAAGCAGCTCGCTATCAAGCTCAGTAGCCGTGCCGGATACCGTTGGTGCGATCGGAGAATCTATCGCCTCCAGAAAACCGCCTGAGAAAACGGCAACTAAATCCGCACCCTGAATTGTCATAATACTGTCACTTGCCTATAAGGCGTTGTTTCGCTCAATGTCACCTCGGCGATAACGGTAACGCCATCGTCCGGATCAAGAATTTCCTGAACGCCCGGCGAGCCGACTTTATCACGCGCCAAACCAAGCGCCCAAGCGGCGAGCACTTTTGTCATTGCGCTCTTGCACAGAATGTCCTTGCCTACCGGGATATGAAGATCGCCCGATTCTTTAGCGTATGCAAAATATTGAACGTCCTTAGTCCAGACGGCGGTTGCTAAAGACAGC